CAACTCTTGCCGACGCGGCGCGGGCGGCTGGCGATTACGATAACGACACTAACAAAGCAAGCTTCTGTGACGCTTTCCTAACTGTACAGTTTGACGCTGGACCGCCCACGGCGGGGGACAAGGTGGCAGAGCTTTACCTAATCTACGGCGACGGTGCTGGGACAGAGGTGTTTCCCGACGGCGGCGATGCAGCTATTGGAACAGATGACACCCCTCAAGCTTCGGCACTGGTCGGTGTTTTCCGATCTGTGAACCCGTCAACCACAGTGGACGAGGTGTTGCAGATAAAAGATATCCCGTTGCGCGTCGGCGGCACTAATCGCTTTGTGCTCCTGAACACGTCCGGTCAGACGATGGATACAACGTGGCAGATGGATATCGCTACATATAAATGGACCTCGGCATAGACAATGACCGTTCTTTCCTCCGCTCCGGCGCTTATTGGCATAAAGCCAACTGAACCGCCTCGTTGGCCGTTCCATGTTGATATGGATCACCCACACTCGGAAGGCTTGGCGGCTTGCTGGATGCCGGTTGGAAACCAAGTCTTTGAAGTAACAGGCCGCAATTCGCCGGGGGCCGCTGAAGGTGCAACCCTTCCTGCTATCGACGACACTGGGCGGCACGCGATTGATACGGTCACAGGCACCACGGACGCCGATATCGTTACGCTAGGCGGGTATCGTCTTCCTTCCTCCACGACCAGCTATTCCGCGCTTCACCGTACCCGTAACATGAATGCATACAGTTCAACCAATCGGTACTTTGCATTCGGTCAAACAGACCTATCCAGTTTTTCTTATGACTGGGGCGGGCTGTATATCGACGGAACAGATATAAGGTTTTGGCCTATCAGTGGTTCTAACGTCAGTGCGGGTTATCGGCCTGTGTCGGCTGGGGAAGAGTTACACTGGATAGGTGCGTACGACTCCGGTGTCCGCACAAACCAATATATAAACGGTGAGACAAAAGGCACATCGACTTCGATTAGCGGGTCGCCGGGAACTGCATATGATTTAGCCGTGGGGCCACGGTGGGCTTCGGTCTATTCGTTTCGGCAACACTGGTTTGAAACAGCGATATACGAAGATTTCTTTATCAGCGAAGACCTCGCCGCCGATATGTATGACCGCCCCTATGCGAAGTTTGTGGAAACGGGGCGTAAGACTTTCTTCTTAGCACCTGCTTCAGCCTATGACTTCAGTGGATCGGGCACACCCCAGGCGGCGACTTCCACTATGTCATCCGCGGGCGCTGTAGCTATCAAGGGTAGCGGCACAATAGCCTCGGCTGTTGCAACTATGAACTCCGCGGGCGCTGTGTCTATTACAGGGGCAGGTGCCACGGAAGCAGCAGATGCTGTTATGGGAGGCTCCACTGTATTAGTCTCGGTTAAAGGGACTGCGGATATGGTCGCTCAGCTAACCTCTACATCAGGAACAGCGGAAGTATCCGTCAAAGGACTTGGCACTGTGGTGTCAGCAGCAGCAACCTTGATAGGGTTCGAGTCTGCTCAGACGTTCTGGTTCGCCATACGACCTATTGTTAGAAGATTAACGAGAGACATTAAAAGGGTGGTACATACTCCCCTAGACAGGAGATAGTGTGAGAAACCCGGAAGAAATGCTCGCGGAAGACATGGCCGTATTTGGACGTGATCCTCTTGGGTTCGTTATGTACGCCTTTCCTTGGTCAGACGATGTCTCTATTCAGCAGGTTGAAATGCCTCCTGAGTATCAGGCTAGGTTCAACTGTAAGTATGGTCCAGACAAATGGGCTATCGAGTTCCTAGAAGATCTGGCTGAGCAGGTGAAGCTACGTGGGTTTGACGGCAGACAGTCTGTCACTCCTATTCAGTTCTCTACTGCATCAGGCCATGGTATCGGTAAGAGTACTCTAACGGCATGGCTGATCCTTTGGATCATGTCCTGCTACCCCCGGTGCAACGGGGTGGTCACAGCCAACACTGCTGAGCAGCTCCGGTCTAAGACTTGGGCAGAACTTGGTAAGTGGTGGAACATGTGCATCACGAAGCATTGGTTCAAGTATAACTCAGGCCGCGGCAACATGTCTATCGTTCATGTTGACCATCCGCAGGCTTGGAAGTGTTTGGCTCAAACCTGCCGTGAAGAGAACTCCGAGTCCTTCGCAGGTTTGCATGCCGCCAGCTCCGTCCCATTCTACATCTTTGATGAGGCTTCCGCTGTACCTGACAAGATCTTCGAAGTTAGGGAAGGTGGAACCACGGACGGAATGCCGATGACATTCGACTTCGGCAACCCTACTCGTAACACGGGTAAGTTCTTTGAAAACTGCCAAGGACGTTTCAGGCATCGCTACATAGTCCGTTCAATCGACTCGCGAAGTGTCGCTATCACAAGTAAAGAGCGCATCGCTGAGTGGGTAGAGGATTATGGTGAGGACAGTGACTTTGTGAAGGTACGTGTGCGGGGTGTATTCCCTGCTATCGGTGTCTTCCAGTTCATCTCGTCCGAGGATGTACGAGACGCGATGGACCGAGAGTCCGTAGAGGACAAGACGGCTCCCCTCGTTATAGGTGTTGACGTCGCTCGCTTCGGTGATGACGTCAGCGTTATATACCCACGAATGGGTCGAGACGCTCGGCACTTCGAACCTCGCATACTTCAAGGGGCTGACACTGTGCAGGTTGCAGGAGCAGTCATCGACATGGTCAGGGAGTTTAACGACCTTGGCCGCAAAGTACGTGCCATCTTTGTGGATGGTGGCGGAGTTGGCGGTGGTGTTGTAGATCAGTTGAAACATCTCGGTTACAACCCAATCGAGGTTCTGGCTCAACACAAGACCACTAAGCCTGATAAGTACCGCTTCAGGTCTGATGAGATGTGGGGTGAGATGAAAGACGCTATCCATCACGGACTGGCGTTACCTAAGCTCAAGACAAACATCGGTACAAGGCTGTTCCAAGAACTGACCCAGCGTGAATACGACTACACTATCAAGGGTCAGATCAACCTAGAAACAAAGAAAGATATGAAAGAGCGTGGAGTGGAGAGTCCCAATATTGCGGATGCACTCGCCCTAACGTACTACGCTATCCTCCCTATGGAAGAGACCGTGGATCGTTACAATAACATCCCACCTGCTCAGTCTGATTATAACCCTTTAGAAACGGATTGGTAAATTATGTGTATCGGAGGATCTACCCCACCGGCACCTGCCCCTTTGCCCGCCCCTGCCCCGCCTGCACCTACTCGTGTAGACCCGGAAGTCAGGAAGGCTAAGACGCAGAACCGGCAGCGTGCAGCCCTAGCTGCGGGACGCAACAGCACTATTGTTACAGGGTCGCAAGGTCTCTCAGGTGAGAGTTCCGGTAACGCTAAAACCGTGCTGGGTACGTAATGTGTATCGGTGGGAAGAAAGGCGGGTTCCTAGGTAAGGTCCTAGATCCCGCTGGTGCAATAGGCCGGAAGGTAGGTGGTACGACTGGTATGCTTATCGATCCTGCTGGTGCTATCACAGACCCCCAAAGCTTTCAAAAGAAACGTGCGCAGACAGTTGCACGAAACACAGCACCCAAACGATCTAAACCAACGCTGATTACTTCAGAAGAGAGTGATAGCGCAACCCTCATAGGTTAATATGTCTCAAGTTCTATTCGACTATTTAGAACGCCGTCGGGGTGCGTTGAAGAAAGAGCGATCTTCCTTCGACTCTCACTGGAAAGCGTTGTCCGAAAATATCCAGCCACGCCGAGGTAGGTTCTTCGTAGAAGACCGGAACAAGGGTGACAGGCGGCATAACCTGATCATCAACAGCTCTGGCACACAGGCCCTCCGGGCCGCTACGGCTGGTATGTTCTCAGGTGTGATGTCACCTACACGTCCCTGGTTCAACCTCTCTACCCCTGACACAGACATGATGGAGTTCGCTCCTATTAAGATCTGGCTGTCGCAGGTAGAGCGCATCATGCGTGGTGTGTTCAACAACAGTAACCTGTACAACATGTCCCCGGTGATGCTCTCTGAAGTGTTGTTGTTCGGGACAGGCTGCATGCTACACGTTGATGATCAGAAAGATATCTCTCGGTTCTACACACAGACGGCAGGCTCTTACTACATCGGACAGAACGACAGGTTCGAAGTCGATACACTGATGCGTGAGTATCAGATGCAGATCGGCGCAATCGTATCCGAGTTCGGTCTAGAGAATGTGTCCACCTCTGTGAAAGATCAGTACGACAAAGGTAACTACGATAAGTGGTGTACCGTCGTGCATATGATCGAGCCGAATAAAGAGGGTTCATCTGATAACCCTTTCAGTAATAACAAACCGTTCCGTTCCCTGTACTATGAGCCAGCCAGCACTGATAAGAAGATGCTGCGTGAGTC